CAGGTTTGTACCGAATTGAGGCAGTAGTCGATGGTGGAGATAGGGTGTATGAGTCCAGCGAGCTAAAAGATTTTAACTTAGCTATAGACGTATTCGAAGCAAAGCTTATAGAGTTAGAAGGTAACTAATGAAAAATATAAAAGATAGAGTCTGGGATAGAATTCATAAGGAAATATGAATATAAAATATAAAGTAGAGAATTTTTGTAGCTACAAAGTACTTGAATTTACGTTTACCGATGCCGGGTTATGCTTAATAGAGGGTTCTACTGGTTCAGGCAAGAGTACGTTGTGTGATATACCACCTTGGGTTTTATTTGGTAAAACTGCTAAGAACGGCAATGTAGACGAGGTGATTAGTTGGGGCAAGAACTACACTAAGGGAGAAGCGCAAGTCAACATAAATGGCGAGGATGTAGTAATCACCCGTATTAGGGGTAAAGAAAATGACTTAAGCTTATCCGTTAACGGAGAAATAATCCGAGGTAAGGACATATCCGATACCCAGCGCCTGATCAATACTAAACTAGGCTTATCGCTAGACACATACATACTAGGGTCTTACTACCATGAACTATCCCCAGTATCGCAGTTATTCACGGCTACGGCTAAGCAGCGTCGACAAATAATGGAGCAGCTTACAGACCTTAGTTTAGCTAAAACCTTGAATGATAACATAACTAAATACAAAAAAGAAGTAAATAAAGACTTAGAGATTTTATCAAAAGAACTATCTATTTTAAAAAATGATCTAACCCACCACAAACAAGCACACAAAGATACGATTACCAGAGAGGCTCAATGGATAACTAGAAAAGAAGTCACCATATCAGACTTAAAACGGAGAATGGACACATTTCACGAAGAACAAGAAAATAACATAAACGACGCTATAAGTATCTACACCAGGACTGTGGCTCAGCTCCAGTCAGATAAATTAAACCTACAAAAACGTATCTTATCTGACGAGACTATTAAAAGTAAAACAGATGAGCTAGCGTTAAGGAAAACACTCCTCAAAGACACAGTGTGTCCACAGTGCGGCTCCCCTAAAGATACAGATAAGCGACTACTCCTTTTAAGAGATGAAAATAAATTCTCTAATGATCTCACTTTATCTAAATCAGCCGTAGATGAAATATCTAGGATAGACAGTAGACTATCTAAACTAGATAAAGACTTAGAAATACAAATAAATAAAGAAAAAACTAGAGATAACCCATATTTACTCCAACTAAAGAGTAAAGAAAATGAAGAGTCGCCATACGATTTACCAGGAATTAGTAAAAAAATAAATGAAGTAAGTAAACAAATCTCAGAAAAAACTAAGGAATATACTAGTAGTTCTGAATATTTACATGACTTAGAATTACTATTGCATGCTTCACAAGAGCTCCGAGGCACCCTGGTGTCTAATGTCATAGTTGATCTAGAGCATAAAGTAAATACTTACTTAGCGGATAACTTTGATTCTGAATTTAAAGTAAAGCTAGAGGTAGAGGATGCAGACAGTGTAGAAGCCAAAATATACAGAGAAGATAATATCTGTTCATATACACAGTTAAGTAAGGGGCAAAGACAAATCCTTAAGCTTTGCGTAGGGATATCCGTTATGGATATAATCAACGATAACAACGCAACTACTCTCAGTACGATATTTCTAGATGAGTGCCTAGATGGTATGTCAGAAGATTTTAAATTAAAAGTATATAATCTACTATTGACTTTAGAACAAAGATATAAGAGTATATTCGTTGTAGAGCACTCATCTGAGTTTAAGTCATATTTCGATAAGCAGTTCAAAGTCAAGTTAGTAGATAATAAAAGCGTAGTAGAGGAAACATGACTATTATCAGTAAAATCATTAAGTTAATAGCTGAAAAATTATCAATCTTTTCTACGAAAATCTGCCCTCATAAAAATACAGTAAGCATGAAGTACATGCACGGCGAGTGTGTCCATTGTGATGACTGTGGTAAAGTAGAATATAAATAATGGCTTCATTAAGTAAGCTATATACCAGGAAAGAGATAGATAAACTTCGAGAAGAGTTAATAGCTAAACATGGAGATAAATGCGCGATCTGTGAAAAGCCCGGATCAGCGTTTAAAAAACGCTTAGCCATTGACCATAACCATGTTACCGGCAAGATACGCGGTCTTCTATGTTTTAGATGTAATAAATTTATTTTAGGTAGGCAGACTTTTAAAACTGTCAGAGCTATGTTAGCATATCTCATGAAATACGATGTGGAGGCTTAATGGCTATTGTGCTAGCAATCCCTGATTTACACTGCCCTTTCGAGCATCCAGATTCAATAGCTTTTTTAAAGAAAGTAAAGGCTAAATACAAACCTACAGATATAATTTGCCTCGGTGACGAAATGGACGCGCATGCCATATCAGACTACGATAGTGACCCGGACGGGCTTTCGGCTGGCTACGAGCTAAAAGAGACAATTAAGCACTTAAAGCCTTTCTATAAACTATTTCCTAAAGTAAAAGTGTGTACATCGAATCATACAGCCAGACCCTATAGACAAGCACATAAGTTCGGCATACCAAAGGCTTTCTTAAAGAGCTACCATGAATTCTTACAAGCACCCAAAGGCTGGATGTGGGCTGACGACCACGAGATCGATGGCGTGGTATATGAGCACGGTGAAGGCTTTACGGGCGCCTCAGCGGCTATCAAGTCTGCGCAAGGGAATATGCAAAGCACAGTGATAGGACATATACATGCGTTTGCTGGTATTCAATATAATGCAAATAGTAAACATCTCATTTTTGGATTCAATGCAGGATGTCTCATAGATAGACATGCATATGCTTTTGCATATGGGAAAAAAATCAAGAATAAACCAATACTTGGATGCGGAATCATCATAAACAGCATCCCTATCTTCGTTCCAATGAAGCTAAACAACCGGGGCAGGTGGACAGGTAAACTTTAGTATGTTACTATCTAGTAATGATACTAAGTCTATTGTTTGTTACAACTACCCAGCAGCTAAATCTACCCCCTAATTTATTAGAGAGTATCTGCTATGTTGAATCTAAGCACAAGATAACAGCAATTCACCACCATGACGGCGACAGCGATAGCCTTGGCATATGTCAGATAAAGTATAAAACTGCGAAATGGCTAGGCTTTAAAGGCACTCCTGAGCAACTCATGGAACCTAAAAATAACATACTATATGCCGGAAAATATCTTAAATATCAATTACTTAGGTATAATAGCGTAAATAAAGGTATCATAGCCTACAATAAAGGCAATGCCAAAGGCTTGACTAGATCGTCTTATTATGATAAAGTAATGAAAGAATATGTGAGGAGACAATATGCAGAGGCTGAAAATTTTAATCGTTAGTCTGTTAGTTTGGGGTTTGTTTATGCTGGGCGTGTGTGCATTAGTTGAATACATGTCAGCAGAAGCTCATGCAGGTACTTTAGATAAGCGCGTAAAGATTGCAGTAGTAGATTCTGGAGTGAATTTAGATAAGTATCCTAATTTAAAACCTTATATCTGCAAAACAGGAAGCAAAGATTTTACAGGCGGCAAAAATCCTTTTAAAGATTCGCTAATAATAGAGCACGGCACGAACATAATCTCTATATTAACGAAGGATTTAAACCCAAACAAGTATTGTATCGTGGTTGTTAAATACTATGACCCCAAAGCTGGGTATGATAACATGAAACAATATCAAACAGCTTTGCTATATGCTATTAGGTTTAAGATAAAGTACTTGAATCTCAGCGTCTCAGGAGATTTTTATGATCAAATTGAATACCGAGCACTTAATTTAGCCATAACCAAAGGTATTAAAGTAGCAGTAGCGGCAGGCAACGAGGAAAAAAATTTGGATAAAGATTGTCATAGCTTTCCAGCATGCTACAAGCTCACTATAGACTCCGATAACTACGTAGTAATTGGCAATAAGATGTCGAATTACGGGAAATTTGTAAAAAAAATAAGCTACTATAAAGGCGGCACCCCTATACTAGCCGGCTCATCTGAGAGTACAGCATATTATTTAAATAAATGGATATTATCAGAAAAATAGTATTATTGCTATTGATTTCTAGACATGTAAATGCCGATCCTTTATCTGAGGTTGCTCTTGCTCTGTCTAAAACGGATAAAGGTATGCTGTATGCGCAGAATTCTAAGAAGTGGGCCGTTAAAACGGCCAGAAGCATAGGCTTAAGAGAAGGCTACATCATACCCGTTGCCGCAACAGCTAACTCCATAGCCAGTAAAAAAATATCAACGAAGGTATTTAATCTTAAGTATAGCCCACTTTCGGCGTTGACAGTGTCCCCGAACGCAGTATATGATGTTGTTAAGAGAGAGTATAAAGAGTTATTGCTTATAGAGTTTAAATTTTAACTGGGAGGTTATATGGCTTATAAGACAATTCAGAGTTTAGAGGCAGATGTAGTTGTGGCTCTTGGAGGAGCTAATAAAAAGACCGGCAAGAAAAATCCTACTCAAGTAGAAGGTTATTTCTTGGGTTCACGAGAAGTAGAGAATAAAAAAGCTAAATCTGGTAAAAGCTATATCTACTTCTTCCAGACTGATGCCGGTAATGTAGGCGTTTGGAGCAAGACCGATCTTGAGCGTAAAATGGCCAGCGCTAAACTTGGCAATATGACCCGAGTTACGTTTGCAGGGATGCGGGAGACACCCAACGGTGATATGTATACCTTTAAGGTAGAGCAAGATGACACTAACACTATCGACGTACCAGAGCTATCTGCCGGCTCGTCTACAGTAGGCGGCAACGATTATGCAGACGAAGATCAAGAATATATTAATAATGAAGATCCCGACGATTCAAACCCCGATGATGAAGACTTACAGCAAACAGCGGCTCTAGCCGCTGTTGAGTCTGAGTCAGCTAAAAAATTAAAATCCTTACTCGCACGTAAAAACAAGTCATCCTAGCACTACCCGATGCGGCTTACCCCAAAGCCGGTTTAACGGGGCGGTTCTATACGCACGTATAGATTAAATGTGGAGCCGTCGACCACTGCCGCCAGTTAACGAAAGGATTTTATGATTCTTTGCCGCATTATAGCCCCAGAATGGTTTAAAAATAAATTTCCTGAGCTGCCTGCAGTATTAGAAGGTAGATTCTCTTTAGAAGATATTCAAAAGTACAATAAAGCCGGGTACAATATCTATTATAGACCTAACTATCCGAGTATTTATGAAACTGGTCATACAGTAGTGGGCTCAGACATAGATACCTTTGAGTGGGTGTTTGTAGATTATGACAAAAAATCTAATGTTTACGATTCTTTAGAGTCCTTTGTGGCCTTACTCATAGACTCTACAGTGCCCCCCACTAAAATAATCAATAGTGGCAACGGCGTACATGCCTACTGGCGGGTAACAGATTTAGACGCTAAAAGCTTTTTAAGGTTGTCTAGGCGATTAATGCGATTATTCAAGACAGACGATGCGGTGCAAACCTTAGCCCAGCTTATGCGTCTACCAGATACTTTAAATACTAAGCTAGAAACTGAAAGACTAGACTGTTATGAGATAGACTATACCGGTCCTAGGTATACGTGTGAGCAGCTCGATAAGCTCCTACCTCCCATAACATTAGAAGATGAGACTTATTGTAATACTCATTACGATAGAGTTCACAATAATTTTTCATCAGACATAAGTGAAGAGCTGCCCCCTAAATTCGGGAAATTTCTTAGAGAAAATACAGAGGCTAACGCACTGTTCGCTGGACGAACATCCGACAGGAGCAAAAGTGACTATAGACTAGGGCATTTAATGTACGCCCACGGGTTTACCAAGGAAGAAGCCCTGTCTGTATTAGTCAATACAGCTAAGGCACTGACCAGAGCCCCAGTCCATCGCGCTAGTTATGCGCAAAATATAGTAGATAAGATATGGACGTTTGAAGCCACTAAGGACACCAGTACTCTATCACCCACAGTGCGAGACATTCTTAAGAAGAGTGGGGATGAACTATTAGGCGTTAGATTCCCTTGCCATAAGCTAATAGACGACACCCACCACGGGTATAGGTTAGGACAGGTTATAGGCATAATAGGCGGCTCAGGAGTGGGCAAAACAACCTTAACTCTTAATGCCTTTCTGTGGTTTGCTAAAAATAACCCAGAATACCATCATTTTTTCTTTTCTCTAGAGCAGCCAGTAGGGGAATTAGCTAATAGGATAAAAACTATATGCGCCGGAGATGAGTCATTGTATGACAAGATTCACCTGGTGTCTAATTATGACCCTCAAGGTAATTTCATACATTTTTCGCTACAGACGATAGAAGACCACTTAGTAGATTTCATGACTAAAACTGGACATAAAGTAGGAGCTACAGTCGTAGATCATATAGGTGTGTTGGACAAACAAAGTAGCAATGGTGAGCAGGACGGACTTATAGGGGTTTGTCGCCGCATGAAAGCCTTAGCAGTTAAAGTAAACACATTGCTTATAATGCTGTCTCAAGCGCCCAGAGAAAAGGCGGGCATAGGAGACTTAGAACTTAACAAAGACGCAGCCTACGGCACAGTATTTTTTGAAGCTTTCCTAGACTTCTGTATATGTTTATGGCAGCCTTTAAAGAGAGTCTATCAAATGGGCGCTCCTACTATCATGGCCTTTAAATTCGCTAAAATCAGACATAAAAACCAAAAACTAGACGTGATAAAAGAAGACGTGCGATACCAACTATTCTTTGATCCCAGTACAGAGCGACTTAGAGAGATAACACAAGACGAAGAAAAGAGCTTACCATATTGGAATGCCCAGGCCGTGAACTCTAGGAAATTAGATAAGAAAACAGATATATTAACCTATACTTCTAGAAGAGAAAATGAGCCCGAAACTAATACTTTTAAGAACCATTAATGAAATTAATGATTTAATTAAGTGCTTATCGGATAAAGAGTTCATAGCTATTGACACGGAAACTACTGGCTTATCTAACAGTTCTCAAATCATAGGAATGTCATTTTGTTGCTTAGACAGAGAGGCTTACTATGTCATATTAAAGGAATGGGACGGCACGAGTTTAAAGTCCACTGAGATTGACGGACATCCATGCATTACAGAGCTGCTTATCTCTCTTATACCCAAGAATTTAATAATGCATAACGCGGTGTTTGACTGCCAAATGGTAGAATCTAACTTCAATATCCGCCTTATAGACTCTCTGCATACAGACACCATGGTGCTAGCCCACCTTATAAACGAGAACCGCCGCGTAGCACTTAAGGAATTAGCACGAGAACTATTAGGCGAAAAGGCTACGGTAGAACAAGACGAGATGAAAGCCAGTGTCGTAAAGAATGGCGGTAAGTACACCGCCAGCGATAAAGAAATGTATAAAGCTGACTCCGCTTTGTTAGGTAAATATGGAGCTAAGGATGCATGGCTAACATATAGAATTTTCATGAAGTTATTAGATCAGTTAGACGACAATCTATATAAGTTTTTCTACGAAGATGAAAGCATGCCGTTACTTAAGGGCCCTACATATGACATGAATGTTACCGGACTTTATGTGGACAGCACAGCGCTACTTACGCTTAAGAAGACCCTAGAGGCCGAGTGCGAAGAAGCCAAGGCCTTTATCCATTCAGAAATACACAGTAAGATTAAAGATAAATACCCAGGCAATAATAAAAAAACAACATTTAACATAGAGTCTAATCAACAACTCTCATGGCTACTTTTTGATCAATATGGGCTAGAATTTGGTACGTTAACAGATGAGGGCAAAAAGGTCTGCCGAGGCTTAGGTCTTAGACTTCCGTATACACTTACAGCTAAAAGAGACTTTATAGAAATATGTAAATCAAACATAGGCATGTTATATGAGCCCGAAGCCATCGTAAACGGCAAGATTAAAAAAGGTAAAGCCGTAAAAGAGCCTTGGGGCTATATAGCCGCAGATAAAAAGACTTTAAGTAAATTATCAAGTAAATACAAATGGATAGAAAAGCTATTAAAGTATAAAAAGAAAAGAAAACTGCTAGACACGTATGTGTCCGGCATAGAAGAAAGGATAGAATATGGAATTATTAGGCCGTCATTCCTACAAACTGGAACTACGTCGGGGCGATACTCATCACGAAACCCTAACTTTCAAAACCTACCAAGAGATGATAAACGCATTAAGTCTTGTATTAGGGCTAGGCCATCTAAGATCTTCGTCGGCGCGGATTACAGCCAACTTGAGCCCAGAGTGTTTGCTTATATCAGTAAAGACGAAAAACTCTTACAAACTTTTAAAGGTGGAGATGACTTCTATTCCGTTATCGGAATCGAAACATTCAATAAAACAGACTGCACGGCTAGTAAAGAAGAAAAGGAAACATCATTCCGGGTCAAATATAAAGACCTTAGGTTCATCTCAAAAGAGATTGCGTTAGCCTCAGTGTACGGGGCTACCGGGTTTCAGTTAATGAGCAAAACAGGCAAGTCCTCAGACGAGACACAAGGCATAATAGACAGATACCTTAATAAATTCTCTAATGTAAAGAAAATGATGCTAGATTCTCATGAGCAAGTAAAAGCTAACGGCATGGTCACAAGTGTATTCGGTAGACCTAGGAGAATGCCAGAGGCTAAGACTATAGATAAGAAAATACCCCATAAAGACCTACCATATGAGGCCAGAAAGCTATTAAACCTATCAGTAAACCATAGGATACAGTCTACAGCCGCCTCTATAGTCAATAGAGCGATGATTAGACTCAATAATAACTTTAAAATGCTAGGAATAAACGCTAAAATCGTACTCCAGGTGCATGATAGCATTGTAGTAGAATGTAATGAAGCTGACGCGGATGACGTAGCCGTTATTTTACAGGATTCTATGGAAAATACGACTCAATTTGAGACAGTAGCCTTAGAAGCTATACCAAAAATAGGAAAAACTCTAGCAAACGTATAAAAATGATTGACAAAACGGATTAATATAATACACTATTTAAAGGAGGCAACATGAATCAAATCATTACAAAATCAAAAGCATTACTAGCAACGATTCTAGCTTATTTACCGTCTAAAATCCCCACTGGCATGACTGAGTTTAACGCATGGCTAGATTCTATCGTAAAGTTAGTAGGTCCTATCGCAGATGACCGGTCACTTAAATGGGTTATCAGCAATGAAGTTATGCGTTTACCATCAGGTAAAGACAGCGTACCTAAAATGTTATTTGTTAAAGTTCTAAGAAAATTTGCAGCAAATCAATTAGCCGCAGCCACGGTTAACAATCTAAAAGCAGAGCAAGACGCAGAGATTAAAAAAGCATCTGAGAATAAACAAAATGAAACAGAGCCTAAAGAAATTAAAGAAAATATGGTCTGATAAGCTAAAAGCTAGCGGATTTAACGACATAGAGACTAGTCGCGGATATTTAAAAAATTTTACTATATCTAAGTCTAGAGTAGTTAATTATCAATACGGAATAGCGACATCTAGAGATGAATACTATAGATTGGCGCAAACCTTTTTAAATGAATATAATTTTGAAACTGAGCTAGAACGTATAGTATGGGAATACCATGCTAATGGCATCAGCTATAGAGATATAGGTAAGTTACTGGAGCAAACTAAGGTAGTTAAATGGAACAATCGGACATCGGTGTACAACATAATCAAGCCGCTGAAGAAGAAAATGTTAGACAAGTATCTTCTGAAATAGAAATAATCTGTAAAATCAGAGACTTAAAAGAATCAGACAGACCCTTTGTAATATCAACATTTTTAAATGGGCTCTATTATGGAAATAATTTTTTTAATCTAATAACGGATAAAAACGCATTTATGAGCAACTATAAATTAGTAGTAGATAGACTTTTAAATACTAATAACGTAGTCATAGCTTGTCTTAAAGATAATGAAGACGTGATAGTGGGATATAGCGTCTTGTCTCCTGACTTTCTGACCATACACTGGGTGTATGTCAAAAAACGCTGGCGTAAACAAGGATTAGGTCGTATGCTTTTGCCTAAATACCCTACTACATTCACACATTTCACTACTCTGGGACTAGAATTATCTAAGAAATTCAATAACATACAGTTTAACCCATTTGACCTATAAGGAGGATCAATGAAGTTTTTCAAGAACAAAACAAAGAAAGTCATTCCAGCGCAGGCGCCTAAAGAGCCCCGCCAGCTAGAAGAAATCCGTAAGGAGTATAACGAGGTGCTAAACAAAGCCGGCCAGTCTAACTATCAGTCTTTTGTTTATTCAGAAGAGGCTAAAATTTATAATGCTCGACTACTAGAATTAAACCAAGAGGCTAATGCCCGTACCAGCATCGATGCCCAGGCTGCCGCTAACCAAGTAAAGGAGACCGCTAATGGACAATCTGAAAATCGGACTGAAAATTAAAGGCGGCAGCCTCCATACCGCCTTTATGGGTGCCGGGGTTAACTTTGACCTTACCTTCGAGCTCGGTGCGCGAGGAGGGCAGAAATACTCAGGCGTTGAGATGTACTTAAATAATGACCAAGTACTGGTATTTCGCGGCAAAGAATGCAGCATTGTACCATTTTCAGGCTTTAAAACAATTCACTTGGACACTAATGAAGCGGATAGCAAAGCAAAGAACTAACGACACTGAGATAGATAAGTTTTGGCAGCGCCAGTTCAATATATCCCAGTTCCTTTTCGATAAACAATTAGCATTTGTAGATGATCCAGCGCCATTTAAAGTAGCTGTTTGTTCTCGTCGTGCAGGCAAAACCATAGCCTGCGCGGCGCATTTAATTCATACCGCCATAAACAATCCTGATACAATATCCGCGTATATCACCCTTACGGGTACTTCGGGCAAAAGGATTATATGGAATGAGTTTAAAAAGCTTGTAAGACAGTTTAAATTACCTTGTAAAATCAATGATTTAGACTTATCTCTATCATTTCCAAATGGTGCCTCAGTATTGATTATAGGCGCTAAAGATGAGACTGAAATAGAGAAGATCCGGGGAATAGCTATTAAACTCTGCTACATAGACGAGTGTCAATCTTTTAAAGCTTATATACGAGACTTGATAGACGACATTATAGGGCCTGCTCTAATGGATTACGCAGGGTCTTTATGCTTAATCGGTACGCCATCCCCAGTGCCTGTGGGCTACTTTCATAAGTGCTGGACAAGCGTAGAAGGCTGGAGTAAGCATGCATGGACCTTCTGGGATAACCCATTCATACCGATTAAGTCTAAAATGACCCACGAGCAGGTGTTTAACAGGGAAATGACTAGAAGCGGCAGAACCATCACGGACCCTAGCGTTAGACGCGAGTTCTTCGGTGAGTGGGCAACTGATACGGATTCCCTTCTCATCCGGTATATGCCAGATAAAAATGACTTTGTTAATCTGCCTATTAAGCCTAGGTTTAATTACATAATGGGCATAGACGTAGGTCATGAAGACGCAGACGCTATAGCTATACTAGCCTGGTCGGAAGATGAGCCCACTACTTATTTAGTAGAGGAATTAATAACGCCTAAACAAGACATAACAGCCCTTGCTGAACAGATCAAGATGCTTGACCAAAAATATAAAGTCCATAAAATGATAATGGATATGGGCGCACTAGGCAAAAAGATAGGGGAAGAGCTAATCCGACGCCATCAAATACCCGTGGAAGCTGCTGATAAGACTAGAAAAATGGAAAATGTTGCCTTTCTTAACGATGCACTAAGAGTAGGCAGATTCAAGGCTAAAAAAGACTCGCGTTTCGCTCAAGATAGCTATCTATTAGAGATAGATAGAGACAAAACTACCCCTGACAGAATCCGTGTAAGTGATCGATTTCACTCAGATATTATTGACGCTGTGTTATACGCATTTAAATTAAGCCCAGCATACGCCTGGGAGCCTGAGACTAAACCTAAGCCTAAATGGGGGACTAAAGAGTGGGCTGAAGCACAGTCTAATGAGATGTTTGAAGCTGAGCTAGAAGGTGTCAGAAAAGAACAAGAATATAGTAAATGGCTTAAAGGAGAGTATGAATAACCGTATTTTTTATCTTATCGCAAGTTTTTTGCCAAACTTTATTACTTACTTTATCTGTTAGGTCAAGCAAAACTTTAGCCTCAACAATCTCCGTAACTTTACTCGTTACTATATCTTGAGACCTAGCGTAACTTCTAAATCTTACTGTACTTCTTATACTTTTCATACTTTATCCCAGACTCTATCCCAGACTCTAACCCAGACTCTAACCCAGACTCTATCCCAGACTCTATCCCTGACTCTAACCCAGACTCTATACCTGACTCTATTCCTGACCTTACTCTCGACTTTACCCCAGACTCTATCCCTGACTCTATCCCTTACATTTTTCATAATATATCCCAGACTTTATCATAGACTCTATTCCCGACTCTATTCCAGACTCTATCCCAGACTCTATCCCAGACTCTATCCAAGACTCTATTCCTGACCTTACTCCCGACTCTACCCCAGACTCTACCATGGACTCTATCTCTTACATTTTTCATATCAAATAGAATATATTAGATTTAAGCCAAAATCAACTAAAAAATGACTTATAAACAAATATAAGCCCAGGAGGCGAACGTGCTACCATTCTTGAAGCAAAAAGCCCAGCAATCGGGCGTAATTATCCACGAGCGTAAACCTGATACCCACAACCAAACCACAGAAAATCCAAACGAAGACTTAGAAGCAGTAGCAGAAGATATACTTCGTTACATAAACATGAAAGATATCAAAGGGTTAGCAACTGCCCTTAAATCTGCTTTCGAGATCTGCGATGCACAGCCTCACACTGAGGGCGAACATTTAACCGATTCAGACGAATCTGAGGAATAAATGCCACTAATTCATAAAAAAGGGAAAGCCGCTTTCGAACACAACGTAAAAACTGAAATGGAGCATGGTAAGCCCCAAGATCAAGCCTTAGCCATTTCCTACAGCGTTAAGCGTAAAGCTAAAAAGAAGGCTAAAGGCGGGATGATCACTCCGGCCGACCAGCATTTAAAAGACCGCCCGGCCTATGCAGAAGGTGGATCTATATCAGCTAGTAATGAAAAGCGCCCTATGCCCTCAGATACCCATGATGACGCGGCTATGACGCGCCGTAACTCAGCTAAAAAAGCCCCTATGAACGATCGTGCTACAGACCGGCCTGAGCGTAGACAAGCAGGATTAGGTAAAATCTATCCTCTTAAACATCCTAGCATGGTGCCAGCTACAGGCTTTACAGCTAGACTCCGTACCCAGGAAGATGACTTACAAGATACAGCAGCCCCGTCAAACCCCAGTGAACAGCCTCCAGAAGAATATGATTACCATTCTGAATCACATACGCCTGACCCAGACATGGCTACAGCTCATAGCACAAGCCGTAAGCCATATGCAGCAGGCGGTGAGGCTCTTAGAGATGATGAGCGTCATTTAATGGAGTCTATGTCACCCTCTATGGATGAAGGCTCAGAGATGGCTTATAGCCATAACGAAGCTATGGCAGATGCCCATGGGTCAGATCCAGACATGGAAGCACCCCACAACCCAAATCAGCGTAAAGCCTATATGCAGGGGGGTGAGGTTGATACAGACCATGAAATGATGGACCAACCAGATGAAGAAGATTTAATGCATCATGCATCTATCGCAGCCGCTATCATGGCTAAGCGTAAAGCAGCCCAAGAAGACGGGATGTCAGGTTCTGCTGATATGAACGAAGCTGAAAACTACGCTAAAGGCGGAGAAGTAATGGAAGGACATGCCCACATTAATTCCCACGGTTCTATGGACACTACAGATGATGACCAAGCAGATTTATCCCGTAATGCAGATGAAGATGCAAATGAAGAAGATCAAGCCTCTTTTATGTCATTAGAGAAAGAAAACTATAGTGAATCTGATGGGTTACGCCAATTAGATAATCCCATGGATGCAGTCGACCATACAGACGAAAGAGAAATGTCCCAGCATGAAGAGCATTCAGGCTCTTTAGCAGACAAGGTTCGTCGCAAAATGAAACAAAGATCTCCTATAACGGAGTAAACTTGAAAATAGATACTATTAAGCAATTAAAATCGGTTATAGAGCTATGCCGTAAATCCGGCATTGATTCTATTGAGATAGATGGCATTAAAATCGACTTCGGGATGTCCCCAGAATCGGCCTCTATAAGCACAGAACAGCCCCAGGAAACGTTTATCCCTGGTGGGGTAGATCAAGACACCCCCATTAAGCTAGACGAAGCCTGGGAGAAACTAACTGATGACCAAAAACTATACTATAGCGTAACTGATCAGAACTAATGAAAATTAAGAAATCCCAAGGCCCTCCGGGCAAAATAACCTTTAAAACCAAAATGGATGCAGAGATGTCTACTCTGCAGAAATGGTGGTTGGGTAAAACTCCAGATGAAAGAGCAGCCCAGTTCTTAACCACTATGGCTTATCTAAAGGAAGGTCAGGGGTATAGATACCGTCAAGCAGCTGTATTTGCTAGGCTATACGGTAATCAAAGTCTGTATTCATTCGCAGGTAATAATATCTCTAAGATGGACCAAACATATGGTCTACCTCAGGAACGTCCTACGTTTAATCTAGTCCAGTCAGTTGTAGACACCCTGGTATCTAGGTTATCTCAATCTAGGCCCCAGCCTGTATTTCTTACAGACGGGTCTGACTACAAACAACGTAACTTAGCGAAAAAACTAAATAATTTCGTTCAAGGTGAATTCTTCGGGTGTGAAACCTATGATCTAGCCGCTATAGCGCTTAGAGATGCTTGTGTTGAAGGCACAGGCGTTATACATACATTTGAGACACCAGATAACCGCGTGGGCATGGAGCGGGTGCTATTAACTGAATTGTTAGTAGACCCTAACGAAGCTATGTACGGTAAACCTAGACGCCTAGGCCGTATGAAGCTAGTAGATAGAGATGTATTATTAGCTAACTTCCCAGAGCATAAAGATAAAATAGAAATAGCAGCTAAAGCCTACCCAGATAACTCATCAGATGCGTCTAAATCTGTCTCAGATTTAGTCATGGTGTGCGAAGGTTGGGCATTACCCTCAGGTAAGAACGTTAAAGACGGTAAGCATATATTAGCTATCAGTTCAGGGTCTATCCTAGATGAGCTCTATACTAAAGACCGATTCCCATTCTCTTTTATGCATTATAGCCCTAGACTACTAGGATTCTGGTCCCAGGGTGTTGCTGAGCAGCTAATGGGCACACAGATGGAGCTAAATTCCTTACTTTTCACTATCTCTAGAGCTATTAAGCTCGTAGGCGTACCTAGGGTGTTTGTAGAAGAAGGCTCTAAAGTAACTTCTGCATCGTTTAACAACGAAGTAGGCTCAATTATTAAGTTTCGGGGCACTAAACCCCTTTATGAAGTAGCTCCAGCTAATGCACCTGATTTATACGCAGAGCGGGATAAACTAATCCAGTATGGCTATCAGCAGTCAGGCGTTAGTGCATTACAAGCTGCATCGCAGAAGCCTCAAGGTCTTGATTCCGGCGAGGCGATTAGGACATATGATGACATCTCTACTGATAGGTTTGCATCGCTATCTCGAAGATATGATAATCTTTTCATAGACTTAGCCTATCAAGTAATAGATTTAGCTAAAGATATAGCAGAACGTGACGGATCTTACTCCACGGTATACCCATCTAAAGACGGCACTAAAGAAATCGACTTGCCTAAAGCTTCATTGATAGAGGATAAATTCGTTATCCAGTGTTTTACACAGTCATCTCTTCCTAAAGATCCTGCTGGTAGACTCCAGAAAGTAACAGAAATGATACAATCTGGTATGATAACCATACAGGAAGGCCGTAGACTACTAGATTATCCAGACTTAGAACAAGTAGAACGGTTAGCTAACGCTTCAGAAGAGCGTATATTTAAGATATTAGACGATATAGTAGAGACAGGGAAATATACCCCGCCAGATCCATTCCTAGATTTAGGTCTTGCCGAGACACTTACAACCCAGTATATAAACCTATACACTGCAGCTAAACTAGAAGAGTCTAAAGCTGAGAAGTTAAGAGATTTCTTCTCTCAAATCCAGCTTATAAAGCAATCCGCTATGGCAGCTATGACACCACAGCAACCAACACCGCAAGCCCAACCAGAGCCTCAACCAACTAGTCCCTTAGTGCCTAACGCTAACCCCCAAGGAGCTTAAATGAAAACCACACCAATAGCATCGCCACATCAAATCCAACAAAGCGGAGTTAACCATAAAGCTCAAGCTGACGCTAAAGCCCGTGCCGTAGCTAAGTTAACAAATACTCATGCTCCAGCTCAACAACCAGCTAACCATTCTATTAATCCTAATCAGGTGAGCCCAGAAGAGCTATCAGCTATCGCCCCTCAAGTCCCGGTTCCAGACATTAAGCCTCAAACTACTGAAATCACTGAAGAAAAGCCTAAAGAAGATCCTCAGATTTCTGCCCGTCTTGCCCAACTCGCTAAACGAGAAAAGGCTATTCGCCTAAAGCAACAACAACAAGATGAAATCCTACGTAAACGTGAAGCCGAGATCAAAGCCCGTGAAGAAGCCGCAGCGAAACATAGCACTCAGATAGACCTTAACCAGTATATCTCTAAGCAACGGCTAAAAGAAAATCCGCTAGATGTACTGGCAGAGGCCGAGCTTTCATATGATGAGCTAACTAAACATGCTTTAGACCAATCTCAAAAGAACCCCCGATATGAAAATTTACTCCAAAAACAAGCAAATGAAATTCAAGAATTACGTAAAATAATCGAAAATCAACAAAAAACTCAACAAGAACAACAAGATAGCTCATATAAAGCAGCCGTAGCCCAGATTAGAGCAGATGTAACAGAGTTAGTTAAAACAGATCCTCAATTCGAGACAGTCAAGGCTACAGGCTCTGTAAACGATGTAGTAGAGCTAATAGAAAAGACATTTAAAGAAGAAGGCAGATTGATGACGGTAGAGGAAGCTACTCAAGAGGTAGAAGACTACTTAGTCAATGAAGCTCTTAAGCTTACAAGAATAGATAAGATCAAAAAGCGATTGACTACACCCGCGCAGGTGAAAGATCAAGCCGCAACGAAGCCACAAGATCAAAAGCAGACACAACCCATGAAAACACTAACGAATGCTACGAGTTCGACCCGGCAGTTAAGTGCGAAGGAACGAGCAGTATTAGCGTTTAAAGGTGAGCTAAAGTCGTAACGCGGCTTTATCTAGCAATATACCGGCGAAATGAACTTTCGTGGCGGTAGAAGCTAAAACCAGACTATGCATTCCGCATAGCTGATTAATAAAGGAGAATAAAATGGCAGCAACATATGCCAATAGCTCGAATCAAATCGCAGCTTAAATATATGTCGACGTAGCCAAAGGAAAATGGTATAGTAATTATATGTTTACTAATAAACCCATGATCATATACTTCGTCAGATTACACAACGAAGTAGTGTATATA